ACAGTAACACAAACAATAAATGTAATTGATTATAGTAAACCAACTTTTATTAGTTTAAATGTTAAGCGTTGTTTACAAGATGGAACTTTAAGTGAAAATGGAACGTATGTAAAAGTGATTTGTAAATATAGCATAAGTCCTATTGATGATTTAAATACAAAAACGTTAAAAATTTATTTAAATGGTAGCTGGGAAGATGTAAATACATTATCAAGTTATAGTGGTGAATTTTCAAAAGTAGTTTACGATAGTATAAAACAAGACCAAACATATACAATTAAAGCAGTTTTAACTGATTTGTTTGGAGATGTTCCACAAGAATTCTTATTAGGTGTTGCTTATAAGACAGTGTCAAAACGTGCAGGTGGTAAAGGTATAACTTTCGGTGCAGTTGCAACGGAAGATAATTTGCATAGTTATATGGATGCATATTTTCATAAAGTAGGTCGTTTTTATGGTAATGTGCAAGTAGATGGAAGTTTAAGGTGTGGTGGAGAGTTTTCTACAGATCCAACCAACTCATTTCAAACTGCGTTGTTTGGCGATAATAAAGCTGGTTATAGATTTAAAGCAATACGTTCTGGGATAACTACAAATGATAAATTTCCACGATATGGTTCAGGTATAGCATTTGCAACTGGTGATACCCATGGAGTATTATTTACTAAATATGATACTGCTAAAGCTTGGATAGGTGCTGGTAATTCTGATAAATTAGTTTGGATGGAGGAATTAGCTTTTAAAAAAAGTTTAATTTATGTAACTCAAACTGAAAATATTTCTTTTCAAGCAGATACAATTAGTAAAATACCTTTAGATACACAAACTGTTAAAGTAGGAAATAAATTTAGTTTCGATGCTACAAACAATAGGGTTATAATTGGTGAAAATGTAAATTTAATTGAAATAATTGCAAACTGTAAATTTCAAGTGAATACAGCAAATAAAAATGTATTTTTACGAATTAAGAAGAATGGTGAAACAATATCTAATTTAGCTGGTTCAACTGGTAATGCGACTTATTTACAAGAAAGTATTGCAGTTACTATGCCTTTAGAAGTAAATCCTGGTGATTATATTGAATTGTATTGTAGTGGCGAGGGTAGTGCGATATCTTCTTATGAGGGTAATGCTTTATATATAAAAGAGTTATAGAAAGGAATAAAAATGGAAAGTATAACAAATAGGTTAAAGTTAATAATTTCATTTGGTGGATGGATAGTATCAGCTGTCCTTTTTTTATGGACTATTTTTGGTTATTATTACGGTTTAAAAGATGAATTAAAACTGATTCAGAAAATGACTTTAAGAAATACTATATGGAATGAAAGTATTCCAATGGGGGACAGATTAGAGAGTTGCGATCATTATTTAGAACTAGGATTTAATTCTCAAACAAAAAAGTATTGTAATGAATTATTAGAAAGATAGGTGATTATTGATGAAAGATAAGATTTTAACTAAATTAAAGAGCAAAGTATTTTGGATAGAGTTAGTGTTGCTAATTGCGTATATTTTAAGGTTATTTGAAATATATGATATGCCAAACGACACAATTACGTTAATCCAAGATATTATCACAGCAATATTTACAATTTTTGCAACAATGAATAACCCTGATACTAGAGAGGAGTTTTAAATATGAAAGAATTAGAAACTTTAAAATTATATCGTGGTGCAACCAGTGTTATCGAGTTTGATTTTAGTGAGTTTGAGTTTGAAAATAATGGTTATTGTCAATTAACAATAAAAAAGAAATATAATGACGATATTATATTTCAACATGATTTTGAAAAGTCAATTAAATATTATGTAACCTTTAAAGATGAGTTTACATCTGGATTAGATGATGACAAGTATAAATATGACATCATGTATATGTTAAACGATGAAAGATATCCTCAATGTTCAATTAGCGACATTATTATAGATAAGGTAGTAAATAATTACGTTGGTAATTTTGATGAAAATGCAGTACAAGTAACAGAAATATTAGCTGAAGGTGTTGAAATTACACAATCAATCAAAGTAACAACAGCTAATGTTATTATTACTGATGCTAATTTACAAGAAAAAAATGTAACTCCATCACTAGAAGACCAAATTATTTTATCTGAAGAAGGTTTTGATGGTTTATCTAAAGTTATTGTTGAAGGTGTTAATTTAGAAACTAAAACAGTGTCTCCAAATACAAATACACAAATAATTACTCCAAATGAAGCATTAGGACTATCTAGTGTAACGATAGAACCTGTATCATTACAAGAAGGAAATGTTATTCCTAATAAAGAAGTTCAAACATTAAATCCAAGTGATGAATTTGTAGGTTTTTCACAGGTAATAGTTGAAAAAATACCTGATGAATACGTTATTCCAGAAGGAAACTTGAACATAACTAAAAACGGTGATTATGATGTAACAGAAAAGGCTTCTGTTAATGTAAATGTACAACCAAATTTACAAAATAAAGTTGAAAATATAAAAGCACCTATTAACACATTTATTCACCCTGACGAGGGTTTTGACGGAATTAATTATGTTAATGTAATTGCAACTGTAAATACAGAACAAAAAACAGTAACACCAACAGAAGAAGAACAAATTTTAACACCTAGCGAAGATACTTATTTTGATAGTGTAACAGTTAATCCTATTCCAGAAGAATATATTATTCCTACTGGCGAGTTAGAGATAACTGAAAATGGTAGTTATGATGTAAAAGAAAAAGCTAGTGTTGATGTTAATATTCAACCAAAATTAGGAACTAAAACGATAACTGAAAATGGTGTTTACAATGCTAGTGATGATAATTTAGATGGATATTCAAGTATAGAAGTTGAAACTAGTGGTGCTGATTTAACAGAGTATTTTAATGAAACTATAACAGTTGATAGTAGTGGTGTGCCAGCTTTTGCAAGAACAATTAAAAAAATTCCAGCATTAAGAAATACAGGCACATCATGTCAAAGTTTTTATAAATCTTTTATTGGTGATGAAATTGATTTAACTAATTTTGATACAAGTTTAGTAACAACTTTTTATTATATGTATGATAGTTGTATAAATTTAACATCAATTATTGGTATTAGTAACCTTAACACAGAAAATGTTGAAATTATGGAAGCTACGTTTCAAATGAATCAAAAACTAACTAGTTTAGATTTAAGTGGTTGGCATACACCAAAACTAACAAATACAAAGTTAATGTTTTCAATGGATACTAAATTAACACATATTGATATGAGAAATTTTGATTTTACAAATGTAACAACTTATACTAATATGTTTGGTTCAAATGCGACTTTTGGTGTACCTAATGATTGTTTAATCATTGTTAAAGATGATACACAAAAAGCTTGGATAAATGAAAAGTTCACACGACTAACTAACGTTAAAACCGTTGCTGAATACGAGGGGGCTTAACTATGGCAGTAAAAACATATAAATATAACGATAAAACACAATTAACAGAGCATTTTCGAGTACAAGAATGGAAATGCAAATGTGGTAAAAATCATGAAATTAAAATCGATGATAAACTACCTAAATTACTTGAAACATTGAGAACTAAACTAAACGCAATTCGAGGTGATATTTATTCTGGTTATAGATGTCCTACCCATGATAAAAACGTGGGTGGACGTGGAACTGGTAGTCATACTTTAGGATATTCGGTTGATATTATCTTTTATGATAAAAATAACAAGCCAATTCCTAGCTCAAAAGTCGCTTTATTACTTGAAGATTTAGGACATCAATATGGTGTTGCATATCGCTGTGGTGGTTCACAAGATTATCAAGGAAAGATACATATTGATACACGCCCTCGTAAATGGTACGGTGATGAGAGCAAGAGTAATACTTTATCGCTAAAAGACCATAAAGCACCTAGTGATGGTAAAACAGGACATACAACATTCTTAACTTATATCTATAAGCCAACCACTAAATATGTCAATGCAAGTGTCCTAAACGTTAGAAACGAGCCAAATACAGGTGCAAAAGTGGTAGATGGTATAAAATATGGTACATCGATAAAAGTTTATTATATAGAGGGAGAATGGGCTAAAATAGGCGTTGCTAAATGGGTAAGTGCTAAATACATTCAAGATACTGCACCAGAGAAAAAAAGTGCAGTAAAAGAAGAAAAAACATCGAAAAATGAAAATATTGTGCAAAATGATGTTCCAAAAGTAGAAGAAAGCCCTGTAATTGACAAAAACGAACATTTTGTTGATGACGAAAAAACGATTGATAAAGAACAGTTTCCTGACATCGAGAAAGAGTTAGATTACGAAGATAGAAAAGACGCCAACAATGCATTATTCTATCTAATAGATTTGATAATTAAATTAGTTAAAAAGATTTTTAAGAAAGACTAGGTCCAAGTGATCTAGTCTTTTTTTCTGAATAAATAATATTTTTAGTTGCAAAAATGTTATTTAGTGATATAATTTTTCGAGGGAAGTGTTGTTCATTCGCTTCTCTAAAATATATAATGGGTTGAAAAACCTCAAAAAAGATAAAATCTAAACATATTCATTAGATTTTATCTCCATTCTTAATAAGCACCAGCTTCAATGAAGTTAGGTGTTTTTTTTTATAACAAATTTCGCCATAAACTAACAGTATGAGGTGCGTATATTATTTACAGGAGGACTTGACAATGATAAAAAAAATGATAGAATACATAGCCAATCTGTGGTATATTATAATTGATAATAAGGGAAGTGATAGTATGAGTAATACAGTAGATGTTTTAGATGTAGCTAAAACATTAATATGCAAATTCAATAATGCTGGTAAAGATATTACACAATTAAAATTACAGAAACTATTATATTTTATAGAAGCATACTATATGGCAACATATGATAAAGATAAATTGTATAATGAAGATTTTTACGCATGGACATATGGACCTGTATGCAAAGAGGTTTATATAAAATATAAATTTTTTGCTGATACTCCAATTTACGAACAAGAATGTGAAAAAATATGTGAATTTAATTCGAATGTTGTAGATAGTATAAACGATGTTTATGATTTGTTTGGCGATTTAACTAGTACTCAATTAATAAAATTAACCCATATGAAAGGTTCGCCTTGGTATGAATTACCTATAGATTTCGATACTGTAATATCAAAAAACAACACAAAAAAATGGTTTAAAGAGGTTTTCTTAAAAAATGGCAACTAGTAAAAGTAAAGCTAAAAAAAATATCGATAGTGTACTTAGTAAAACCACAGAATTAATATTTACTAAAATTGATGAAAACATCGAACATTGGTATAATGAATCTGAAAGAATTTTGAATTATTTGTTTGTGGTATCGAAGCAAAATACTATTGAAAAACAAGAAGATGAACTTAATAAGTTTAGAAAAAAAGAAAAAGTTAATATCGATTTTATTGAATTTATAATTAAATTTTGTGATAGTGAAGAATTTAGTAATAAAAATAAGTTCGAAAGATTAAGACATAATTATTATAAAATTAAAAACGATTTGCTTGAAATTAAAAATGATATTTTATCGAAACGAATAGATAATTATTCTAGTGAATTGAATACTAATAATCAGAAATTAAATGGTTTAGAAAATAAATTTGAAGGAATTGGTGCTACTGTTATTTCAATAATTGCATCTGTAAGTTTTATATCAGCTGGTATTACTGGAATAGATAGTATCAGTCCAATATTTATACCTTTGTTTATATTTGGAATAGTTTGGTTGGGAATAACGTTTATTGTATTTATAAATTGTTTATTTAGAAAAGATAATTTTAATAATATAATAGCCATAATTTTTTATGGAATAATTACGTTTGTAACACTAGCTATATTAATCTTTACTATGATATATGTATATAATGATCCAAATATACTTAATGTTAATGTAATTAATGGATAAGTTGCAAAAGCTTATCTCTTTTTTTTTATTTATCCTACAAATTTCGACAAAATATGACACTCCAAAATGATATAATGATATCACAAAAGGGGGAAATATGAAGTTAAGTAGTGAACAATTAAAAAGATTTACTGAAGTATTTGAAATAAAAGCTAAGTCAGTAATTCTAATTGAAAAGAAGAATGTAATTACAATTGTAATTAATTCAGTAATTATATTTGACGTTAAAAAGGAACTCGTCGCTGAGTTCCTTTAATCGTTTAATAAGTACTTACGATAATGTTCTTCATGTTCTGGATAACGTTCTATCATAAAATCGTATATTGCTTGTTTTACGATTTGATTATTTTTACTATGTATTTCTATAATATGATCTTGGTATGATAGAGGCACTAGATTCCATAATTCATTGTTGGACCTATCTCTATCTATATGATGATAGTGTCTTATTGTGAATACGTCGCTTTTCTTTGGTAGGTATTGTCCTTTATAATCAATTATATATGCTTGGTTATCATAAGCTTCGTATATTTTGTCTAGTTCTTCTCTTACTTTCTTTGGTATTTCCATTTTTTTAACACACTCCTAATGAGTGTATCAACTAACATAGCCCTTCAGGACTATTCAAGTTAATACACGTTTATTTTTATATTGTCATAATCAAGTATTTCAACATTATCTATTATACTAGACCATAGCCTTCTTTTCTCTAAATTATCTAAATTGCTATATATATCAAGGAAATTACTATTTAAAAAGTTATCTATATATGAATAATCTAATTTATTCTGATTGTCTTTTTGACATTTGATTTTTTCTAGTTGACTATTAATAAGTAGATATTCTTCCTTGTAATAATCTAAATCAACCATGTTTTCTAAATATAGGTTAGTTAATTTTTTTAATTTAGTTTTTAGTTGTTGACTATTGTCTACTATTTCTTGTTGATTATCATTGATGTTAACAATTTGTAATTTTCTATTTTTTAATATTGGTATAATTTCATTTAACAAATGTTGTTCTAACCATCTTTCGTTTATGCATTTTTTATTATCACATTTTTTAAAGTAGTGGTATCGACAATTATAGTAGTGTTTTGAATTAGAGTTGGTTTTACCATTTAATGTATGACCACATTCTTTGCATATTAGTAAACCAGAAAATATATATGGTTCACTATTGTGTTTTTTTCTATTTGGATCTGGTATTTGTTTTTTTACATTTATCTTGATTAATCTTTGCACGTTATTCCACAACTCCTCACTAATTATCGCTGGACAATAATCATCTATTGTTTCTTTAGTTTTAGTTCTAACAAATTTACCGATATATGCTGGATTTCTTAAATATTTTTTTATGACACAGGTACTTTTATTTTCACAATTTTCTTTAAACCAATTGGCAGTTTCATTTAGATTGTTGGTTTTGGCATAATATTCAAATAATTTAACTATGTTTTGTGCCTCTTTTTCATCAATAACTAGTTTTTTATCTTCTGAAATTTTATAACCATAAGGTGGCTGACCTGTACATACAGTCTTTTGCACGTTATATTTATAATCAAATACACTATTAATTCTTTCACTAGTTCTTTTAGCTTCTAATTGTCCCATAGAAAGGCTCATATTAAGCCAAAACTCACCACTGGCAGTAGTAGTGTCATAGTCTTCCCATATTGTTTTCCAGTCGGTTTTGTGCTTTTTTATTATTTCTATTACTTTATAAAAATCGCCAATATTTCTAAACCATCTATCTAATTTAGTCATTAGTATTAAATCTATTTTATCTTGCTTAACATCATCTAACATTCTTTGTAGATTAGTTCTTTTTATTTTTTGTCCTGATTCTCCACCATCAATATATTTATCTACTACTATGTAGTTATATTTATTACAATATTCTAATAGTGCATTTTCTTGTGCTTCAAGTGAATCTCCTTCTTTAACTTGATGTTCAGTAGACACTCTTATATATAATGCAACTCTCTTTATTTCTTTCATTATAACACTTCCTTTTCGATTAATTTTATGTCTTTTTTATGACGAGAATAATAAAACCTATTTTTTGTCCTAGAAATTAAGTTATTATTATAGGCATGTTGAATATTTTCACTATGTGTGCACCATTCTAAATTGTCGGCTATATTATTTTTTTTATTACCATCAATATGGTTAACAAACACTTTGTTATTGGAGTTTTTTATAAATGCTTTAGCAACTAACCTGTGGCAAAGAAATAATTTTGGAACAGAATTTTTAGTTAAATAAACTTGATAATATCCTGTTTTTTTATTTAAATGTTGCTTTAATATTCTTTCTTTTTGTAAATAAATTTGGTTTGTTTTTCCTTTTCTTATCCTTTCGACTGACTTTACTCTGCCATAATTTGATATTTGGTAAAATCCTTCATAATTTTTAATGTCTTTCCATATTTCTTCTCTCATTATTGTAAATTTTCCTTCCTATTTTTCTACAATATTTTTCTGTTTAAAATATTGATTTTTATTTGAATTTTAGATACAATAATATAGAAAAGCTCCTATATCATTGTATGTGAAAACACCTATAATTTTATAGTTTTAGTTGGTAGCTAAGTAGTTTTTCATTTTGATCTCGTATTCGCAGTACGAGGTCTTTTTTTTATTTATTATTTACAATAATATTTATTATTGAAATGCATTTTTGTGCGTTTTCATAAGCATTTTTATATATATAACTATTTTTTTGTATTCTTGAATTTATAAAATTAATGTATTGGACGGGATTAGATAAATCTTTAATGGTTATTTTTAGTTGCAATTTTTCGCAAACTTTTTTTTGTTTTTTTGAGCTTGATAATAATCCTGGCATTCCAAACATAAAGCCTTTTGCCGCAGTTCCTATTAAACTTGATTTAATGATAGAATTATCATCTTCTAATAATTCCGCATCTAATATATCGTTGAATGAATAATTTTCGCCATTAATTAATAATAATTTTTGTGTTTCGTTTACCGCAAATTTATTTTTTATTATAATGTTCCATAAATTTTCATCCAAATTATATTTTTCCTTTAATTCATTAGCTTCTAATTTTTTCTTGTTAGCGTATTTTCCGAGTAACATAAATAGTGGTCCAAAAACCATTGTCATAAGTGCTAAAACAATAAAAACTGCTCCTAAATCATCATTTGTTCCAAATATTATAAAACCAACAATAATTAATGCAAAACAACCTAGTTCCAAATATAAAATATTTTTTTTCATTTGATTGACCTCCTTTTCTTCTTATTTATTAAAAATACATTTCGTGTTTTTAACCAAATTTTACCAAAACCACATTTTCTATTTATAATAGAATAGGGGTGGTTGTTTTGAAATACGATGATTTGATAATGACACTCAGTAAACACAACATAAATATTTCATTATATTTCATTTTGGTAGAGAACTTCTATTAGTTCTCTATTCTTTGATTATTAATAATATTATAACCAGAATATATTATACCGGTAATTACATAAATGATATTACTATAATTTTTAAAATATATTGTTTCACATAAAATAAAAGAATAGTTAATAATCAATAAAATGTTGATTATTTTTTTATGTAAATCGAAATTAATATCATTTGTTGGATATATTTTTTCAAATAAATAATTTGATAAATAAACACTGACAATTGCAGGTAAAATATTCTCCATTATTAAGGTTGGTAAATCAATAACGTTATTTTGTTGATATCCACCATACAATAATGCCCATATTGTTCCTAAAAAAATTCCACCTAACCACCCAATTATGGCAATAAAATATGCCAAAACCTTTCTCATTATTTACTCCTTAGTTTCATCCTTTTTTATTAAATAATCTTTATTTGCAACTGCAAATTCTATTAACTTTTTAAAATCTTCTTTATCTATATTTTCATTTTCGTCCATAAGACCTTTTTCTTTTAATATTTCTTTATATTCCTCATCTGTTGTCGGAATACTAGAGATAGTTTTAATATGCAAGTCTTTTGAAATAAAATCACCAATTCCAATTTTAAAATAATCTGATATTTTTATAGCCCAATCTAATGTTATTTGTCTTGTGCTGTTTTCCCATTTTGCTAAGGTAGATTGATCAATTTTTAAGTCTTTTGCTAATTTAGATTGTGGTATATTATTTGTTTCCCTCAAATATTTTACATTCTTATTAGTAAAATTTTCATTGTTGACCATTATACTCCTCCTTTCTCAATTTTATTATACAATAAAAACAAACATTTTACAATTATTTTTTGACAATTTGCCATATTTTTATTGACAATGGCATTTTGCCATAGTATAATTATTAGTGAAAGGAGAAAAAGAATGGAAAATATATTAACTAATATATCTGGAAAGCTTAAAGGAATTAGAGCAGAAAAGGGTTATAGTTTAGAGGATATGGCTAATAAATTAAAAATACATCGTGAAACATTTAGAAAATACGAGAATAATCCATCTACATTAGAAGTTGGTCAGTTATTAAAAATTTTGGATATATATGATATTGATACTATATATTTTTTTAACTTAATATATGGCAAAATGCCAAGAGAGGAATAAAAAACAATTTAAAGCTACCAACTAAAAAGAAAAATGTCGAATAAGATTAATTAGGAGATGATGAAATGACATTAAGCGAAGAAAGTATAGAAAGATTTTTCTCTACATTAATAAAGATTGTAGAAGATAAAAATCAAGTGAAAATCAAATATAGTATTAGGAGTGCAGATGAAGATTAATTATTTAAATAAAAAAAGTGTGCCTAAATACAATAAGGGAAAGCACACTAATTAAATAATTTAACAAAAATTATTATGTGCTAATTATAGCACTAAAAAGGGGATAATGCAAGTTTTGGTGAACAATGGAGAGAACATGAATGAAGGATTTATTTTATTGCATAGAAGAATTATAAAAGAATGGGAATGGTATAGCAATATTAATGATACTAGGTTGTGGGTACATTGTTTGTTAAGAGCTAATTGGGAAGATAATTGGTACGATGGAATTTTAATTAAAAGAGGTTCTTTTATGACTAGTTATAAGTCACTATCTAGTGAAACAGGTTTAACTATTCAACAAGTAAGAACATCACTAGCACATTTAAAGAAAACTGATAATTTAACAATCGAAAATAATCGCCAATATTCAATAATAACAATAAAAAACTACGATAAGTATCAATGCGAGCAACAAACGAATAACACACCGATAACACACGACCAACACACGAGTAACACACGAGTAACAACTAATAACAAAGATAATAAAGATAATAAATATAATAAAAAAGAAAATATAAAAGAAAAAAGAAAATACGGAACTTTTAAGCGTGTTGTATTAACTGATGATGAATATGCAAGATTGGTTAGTGATTATGGCGAAGAATTTGTAATTAATCAAATTGTACTTTTAGATGAATATATCGAAAGTAACAATAACAAAAACAAATATACAAATTTCAATTTAGTTTTACGAAAATCAATCAGGGAACAATGGTTTAAATCAAAAACAAAAGTACCTGAGTGGTATGACAAAAATACCGAAAAGAAACAAGATACTGAAAAACTTGGGGAATTGGAAGAAATTTTAAAGGAGTTTGAATGATAAATCAATTTATGTTAGCAGGAAGATTAGCAAGTAATCCTACTGAAATCGAAAATTTAGAAAATGGAAATATTGAAGTAGAAATAACGATTGCAATACAAAGAGAATACAAGAACGCAGACGGCATTTATGAAACTGATTTTGTTACATGTAACGTTTGGAGTGGTATTGCAAAAAGGGTAATTGAATATTGCAAAAAAGGAGACGTAATTGGTGTTCGAGGTAGATTTATAAAAAATAATAAATTACTAGCAGAAAGAATAACGTTTTTAGCAAATAAGGAGAACAATGATGGAAGATAAAATTAGAGTTAGTTATGAACAAATAGAAAAAGCAAATAAGGATATCGAAACAATTAAACTAGGAACTAAAGGCTACGCACAAGTAAACGAACGTATAAAAGCTTTTCGTAAAGTATATCCTACTGGACCTATCGAGACAATAATCGAAGAAATAAAGGATGATTATGTGCGAATAATGGCTAAGGTTAGTAATGAGAATGGTGAAGTATTAGCAACAGGTAGAGCTAGTGAAATGCTTACAGGAGATTCTAAAAAAGATTACATCAACAAGACATCTATGATTGAAAATTGTGAAACTTCTGCAGTTGGTAGAGCATTAGGATTTGCTGGATTTGGTGTAGATAGTGCGATTGCAAGTGCTGAGGATATTGAAAAATCAAAAAGAACAAATAAAACGTTTGAAATATATCAAAATATGTTTATTCGTGACGAAGAAGCTAAATACCTAGCAAAAGTAACTATCGGCGAATTAATGCGAAAAATGGGTGTAGTAAAAGAATCATTAAACACAGTAGTTCAAAAAGAGTTGTGGACTACATTAGAAGAAATGACAACTCAACAATTATTAAATTTAGAATTAAAACTAAAAACATTGAATATGGAAACTAATAGTTGGCACCAATTGTATAACGAAAATCAAAAGATAAAAGAAGTAGTTCCAGTTAATCAAGAAGTAGTTTATGAAAGTATTTGGACTAAATTTGGAAAAATTGCATTAGAACAAGCTGGTACTGATATGTTGTTAAGAAACGATATTATTGATAGTTATTTAAATATGGGAATTAATTTGGGAGATAAATGATGTATTTAAAACTTGATAACAAAGAATTAGAAAAATTAAAAAGAGCTAGCGATATAACTAGTACTGATTATGAGCTATTAGGAAATCTTATGCCAGCCAAAAATATGATGAGTGTTATAGAAGATTTACTTTATGAAATAGATAGATTAGAAGAAAAATATGATGATTTAAAAAACGATATGGAAAGCAATTATAAAGCTATTCCTATCGCTGAACAATATGGAATTAGTGAAAGGGAATTTGTTTAATTATGAATAATAACTGTATTTTTGTAGGAAGAATAACAAAAGATTTGGAAATGAAAGAAACTAAACAAACTGGAATTAAGTATATAGAGTTTAGTTTAGCAGTAGATAACGGAAAAGATAAGGATGGTAATAAAAGACCAGCCACATTCCCTAATTTTAGAGTATGGGATAAACGTGCTGAAGTTATGTCACAATACTTGCATAAAGGAAGTTTGGTAATGATTAATGCCAGTTACAATATAGAAAAATGGCAAAATGAAAATGGAGATAATAGATATACTCACATATTCAATGTAAATAATTTTATGTTTTTAGATAATAAAGCTAAAGATGAACGTGAGCCACAAGTACCTGATTATTTAGACAAAACCGATGCTGAAATAGTAAGAGATGTAGTAACAGAACAAGATCCATTTGAAGCAATGGGGCAAAGAATTGCAATAGACCAAAATGACTTGCCATTTTAGGAGGAATATATGGAAGATAAAATATTTTTAACAAAGGAAGAGGCTTTAAAAATAGCCAAAATTGACAATAATCAAATACATAATTTTGTATCAACATCATTTGCTTTGATAGGTGTAGATTATAATTTAGAAACATTTAATAGATATTTAGATGAAGCAACATGTATTGAAGTTGGTGGAGAACATTGTAGGGGAATGAATCATGCATTAGCTGTTCAAAGAAATGGTGAAGTTTACTTTTTTGAGCATAATGAAGATAAATTAAAAGAATTATTAAAAGAAAAAGGCGTTGAATAATGAACGTTCAAGGAAAAATTATTAAGTTTGAGCCTGATTTTGAACTACATAAACCTAAAATTACTTTAGAGCTTACAAGACAAGATAATTTAGGTGATTTCTCTAAATTAAAAGATGAATTAGTTTTAGATATTGAAATAAAGAAACATCGTGAAAAACGAAGTAATAGAGCAAACTCGTATTGCTGGGAATTACTTACTAAAATATCTGAAATTATTGGTAATTCAAAAGAAGATGTTTACAGAGATTTTATAAGTCATAAAGGCATTTATAGGCAATTTGAAATAGATAATAGTGCAGTAGATACATTTAAGCATTTATGGTCACAAAGAGGGCTAGGATGGTTGTGTGACACATTAGAAAGCGATGAAAATAAAACAACCATCTTCGCTTACTATGGAACAAGTTCTTATAACACTAAACAAATGGCTGATTTTATAGATTATGTAGTACAAGAGGCGAAACAATTAGGAATACCGACAGAAACACCTGATGAAATTGCTAAAATGAAAGCAATGTGGATTCCGTCAATTTAAGGAGGGTTTTAGAAATGAATAAATTTAAAAGAGAGAAATTAATAGGAAAATTTTATGAAAAGGTAATGGATTTAACAGTCTATTTAGATGCACCTAATAGTCCATTTGGACCTAGAGGAGATGGTGCTAAGCAATGTTTTTGTGTAGAGGCACACAAGTTATTTAAAGAAATAAAAGAAGATTTAGATAAATTAGAAGAAGATTTACTAGAACGATACGGATACGATAGAGAAAGTATCGAGTACGTTGATTATGATTAAGGAGTTTTAAGATGTCTAAATTCAGACAAGTAGATATTTATGGCGAAGAGAAAGATATTAATAATCTTAATGGAAAACTGTATCTTCAACATGGTGGAAGAATATCCTCAAGAACAATGTTTAGATTTATTAATGGCTATAAAATAGGTTGTTATTGTAAGAATTGTAAAAACTTTGATAACAATAAATGTTTGATAAATAAAAATGATAGAGCTATGAAAAACGATATAGCTTGTGATTTATATGAAGTAAAAGATAGATAGGGTAGTTTTGGTTGTTTTATAAGGAGAGGTATGAAAACATTATTAGAAATAAGAGATTTTGTAAATTGGGTATTTCATTATAAAACAATTAAAAATGAGTATGAAGAAGACTTAAAACGCAACTCTTTAGAGTTAATTAGACTTAATAAAAAGATTAAGGAAAAAGATAAAATAATCGAAGATAAAGAAATAGCAATATTGTTACATTCTAAAACAATAGAAGATTTACGCCTTAAAAAAAGTGATTTACAAAAATTGTTGGATAAAGTTGAAAAAGAAAACAGTAATTTGAAAGCTAAAATTGAAAATTATAAACGTGAAAAAAGGGCAATAGCTAAAGAAATGCATAGTTTGAATAGTGAATTGGAAAAAGTAAAATTTCAATTGGAAGAAACAACTGAAAGATTAGAGTATTGTAAAACACATCGACGTGCACCTACTAAAGAAGAGATAATCGCTTATGATTACAGTAGAAAAGAAGTTTTGAAAAGAAGTAAGGAAAGTAAGGATAATGCGAGAAACAATTGACTACATTAAAGAAAAAATAACTGCTGAAATAATTAAAACTGATTTTCAAAATAAGAATAATAAAAAAGAAGAATATGTAAAAATGACTAAAATTGATTATTTAAAGAGATTATATAAATTATTGAAATTACTGGAGGATTATAGATGAAAAAGCGAAAAGAATATGCTTTGTATAAAGGTGATGAGTGTTTAGCAATTGACAATCTAGATGAATTATCAAAAAAATTCAATGTTCAAAAGAAAACTTTATTATTTTATCAATCTCCTGCACATTTAAAAAGAATGCAAAAATCATCAAAAAGTAATTACAAAATTTTAGTAAGGGTAGATGAGGAATAATAATGAAAAAACGAAATGAAAAAAATGACAACATAATTTTAACAATGATTGATTTTTTTATAGAAGAAATGTGCGACAGTGGTACTGCTACTATTGAAGAAATAACTGAAATGTTTAATGAAGGAAAAGAAAATGAATTCAGAAAAATTGTTAGGGAATATAAAAAACTTCAAAATGTAACTAGAAGCAAAGCTAATAAAGCTATTATTAGATTAAAAAAAGAAAACAAGCATTTGCTAGAACTTCAAAAAGACATGGATAAACAATATGAAGAATTAGAAAATTAAAATCAAAAATTAAGAAAATTAATAGATAAGGAGCAATAATGAGGACTTTAATTATATTAAGAGGAAGCCCAGCAAGTGGTAAATCTACATGGGTTAAAGAAATGGGACTAGAAAATTATACATTGAGTGCAGATTCAATAAGGCTATTAGTGGAAAGTCCTATAATTGTGGCTGATAAAAACCATAGGGTAATAAGCCAGAAAAATGATAATTATGTATGGCAATTATTATTTGAATTACTAGAAAAGAGAATGTCTAGGGGAGAATTTGTAATAATAGACGCAACTCATAGTAGATCAAGTGATTTTAGCAGATACAATAAATTATGTGAAAGATATAGATATAGAAGATATTTTGTAGATTTTAGTGATGTGTCATTAGAAGAATGCAAAAGAAGAAATTTACAGAGAGAAGACTACAAACGAGTACCTGAAAATGTTATAGATAAAATGTATTCAAGATTAAGAACACAAGGAAAAACAAGCGGTTGGGTAAAAGTAGATAAAAATAATTTTTGGAATGAAGTAGGTATGAAACTACTTGATTTAAATCATTATGAAAGAGTAAATGTATTTGGTGATATCCATGGGTGTTATGATCCTTTGAAAGAGTATTTTGAAAAATATCCATTTAATGAAAATGAAATGTATATATTTTGTGGGGATTATATAGATAGAGGACTACAAAATAAAGAAACATTAGAATTTTTAATGTCTATATCAAATCGTAAAAATGTATTATTTTTAGAAGGCAATCATGAAAAGTGGATTAATTATTATTCGCTTGATGAAATTGAAAACATAAAATCTAACACATTTTTAAAGAAAACTATGGTTGAGATTTTAGATTTAGATAAAAAAGCTTTAAGGGCATTTTATAGAAAAATAGGACAGATAGCTTATTTTAAATTTGGAAAGATAACATATTTAATTTCACATGGCGGAATTAGTTATCTTCCAGATGAATTACAGCTAATTGCAACAGAGCAATTTATAAATGGTGTAGGAGATTATAACGTAGATATAGATAACATATATACAGAAAATACTATGACTAATTTAGTAATGCAAATTCATGGCCACAGAAATACATATGAAATAGATGATGTAAATAGAAAATCATATAATTTAGAGGGGAAGGTAGAATTTGGAGGTTATTTAAAAGTATTGCAATTAAATAAAGAAGAAATTCCTACTTTGATAAAGATAAAAAATAATAATTATGGCAGTCAAGAAGTAGATGATGAGGTTAAAGAGTGTAAAACAAAAATAATTAATGAAATACCAATGATAGAGCAATTAAGAAATTCAAGAGATATTAAAGAAACAGTATTAGATAATAATATAAGTTCATTTAATTTTACTCATAATGCTTTTTACAATAAAAATTGGAATGAATTGACTTGTAAGGCTAGGGGATTATTTATAAATACAAATACAAATAAAGTTGTTGCAAGAGGTTATGAAAAATTCTTTAATGTAAATGAACGAAGAGACACAGAGTTGGAACATTTAATTGTTAAATTTAAGGATAAGATAACATGCTATAAAAAAGAAAATGGCTATTTAGGTATTATGTCATGGGTTAATGGAGAATTGTTTGTAGCAAGTAAATCAACTAATAAAGGTGACTTTGCTGAATGGTTTAGAAATATCTATGAAAACAGTAATATTAACAAGCAACAATTAGAATATTTTTTAGAAAAAAATGATGTTTCATTAACGTTTGAAGTAATAGATATAGAACATGATCCGCACATCATTCAATATAATGAATCTAAACTTGTATTGCTCGATATTATACATAATGATTATGAATTTAAGAAGGAGCCTTACGAAAAAGTGCAAGAATTAGCAAAACTAATTAATTGTGAATGCAAAACTATATATAAGGAATTTGATAATGTCAGAGAATTTCATAAATGGTATTTAGAAAATACTGATGAGGATGATATGTCTAAGAAAGATATAGAAGGTGTAGTTATTGAATGTTCTGGAATAATGACAAAGCTAAAATTCCCATATTACAATTTTTGGAAAAGTATGAGAAAAGTAAAAGAGCAAGTATTACGTAGAAATAATGTAAAATTATCTGGATTATATAATGCTACTTCAAATTATTTTTATGCATGGTTAAAGAAACAAGATGAAGAAACATTAAGGAAAGATATAATCACTTTGAGAAATATGTTTTATAAGTATATTAAAGAAAAACAAATAATTTAGGAGTGATGTTAAATGAAAAAGGAAAGAATAGAACAATTTTTAGGTAAAAAAGTTGTAATTACACTTAATGATAATGATGTTAAAGCTGGAATATTACATAAAGAAGAAGATTATCCTAATGATCCAAATAAATTAAAAGATGGTGGTTATTTATTAAGACCTTGTTTTACATTTCCTTATTATAATTTTCATTTTAGAAAATCACATATTAAAAACATAAAGGATAGTGATATTAAGTAATGGATGATAAATTTCGAATATTAAAAAATATGGCAAGAGAATATAATCCTGAAGATAAATCTTTAACAAAGAAAGCTATTGAGTTAGCAAATGATTATTCAAAAGTATGTAAATCGAATTTTAAATTACAACAAGAAATCCAACAATTAAAAGAAGAAAATGAAAAATTGAAAAAAATAATCAAAGTCTATGAAAACCCTAATGATATAACAGGTATGTTTGAAAATTGTGATGAATTAAAGGATAGTGATATTAAGTAATGGAAGAATGGAGAGATATAAAAGGATATGAGGGATTATATCAAGTTAGTAATTTAGGAAAAGTTAGAAGTTTAAAAAACAAAAATATATTAGAAGCAAGGATTTTAAAACAGTATAAGAGATATGGTTATTGTTTGGTACATTTATCATTAAAAGGTATTGAAAAAAATAAAAGAGTTCATAGGTTAGTAGCAGAAGCATTTATCCCCAATCCTTATAAATTACCACACGTTAATCACAAAGACTTTGATCGTGAAAATAACAAAGTTGAAAATCTTGAATGGTGCACACAGGATTATAATAATAAATATTCGATGTTAGATTCAAGAAGAAAGGTAAAATTAACAAATGACATATATATTAAAATTTGTGATGAATACTCAAATGGTGAATATGTTACGGATTTAGCCAAAAAATATAATGTGGATCAAGCTTTAATATCTAGAATATTAAGGAAAAATAATATTAATAGACATGAAAAAAAAGCAAATAATAAACTTCGTCAAAGGAAAATTGTAAGATTAACAACAAATGATAAAAAAATTGATGAGTGGGAAAGTATATCAAAAGCCTCAAAAACATTAAATATAAATAATGGTCATATAGTTGATGTATGCAAAGGAAAAAGAAAAACCGCAGGAGGTTATAAATGGAAATATAAAGGAGTTGAAAAGAGTGACTTTAAAAGACGCTAATTGTGAAGTAGAAAGATTAGATAATGAAATAGAATTATTATTAAAAGAAAAAGAGGTACTAGAAGCTAGTGTAGACATTCAAGCAGTTAGTACAGATAAAATGATCGTAGATGGTGGCAAACGAGTTGATAAGCTACTAGAATATGTTGAAATTAAAGAGATAAAGCAATTAGATGAAAAAATACAATTAAAGCAAAGTCGTAAGTTAAATTTGATGGACTGGATAGAAAAAGAACTTAAGATATTAAAGAAATACGATAAAGTAGAACAATTAATTGTTTATTACAAAGATATTTGTTTAAAAAAATATACTTGGCGAGAAATAGCAACATTAGTTCATTATTCAAAAGAGCAATGCCAAAGAATATATAAGAAATATCACAAATTAAGATTTTTTAATAAAGATGACACACTATGACACGTTTTTTTTGATACAATGATAATGTGAGAAAATTTAAAAGTTCTCATTTGAATTATTATTCAAATAAAACCCTTTTTACATGCTAACTTAATTGTTAGTGTACTAATGATATATAAAAAAATTTGCTTTGCTCATTTTGTTGATTGTTTGTTTTTTTATTGATGTAACGCTAAATATATCGTTAGTGCAGTATCAATTAATTTTGGTACTAAGGAGAACACGGTTATATGTTAATCGTTCTCTTGTTCGTATTGTTGTATATGTAGTTCCAGCTACATGCACTAGTTAATTGCTAGTGTACTGAATAATAAAAACTATTTATGTTTTTGAATATAGTTTTGTGATTAGGGCTATATGATGATTGCTTGCATAAATAGGGTGTTGCAGCACTATTATTATTTAGTACAGTATCAATTAAGATACTAATGAATATTATAAATGCTAGGGTGCATTATTAATATTTTCTATGAAACCCCCTTTGAGAGCTGAAAAGCTCTTTTTATATTGGCAAGTAACTCAGTGGTTAGAGTTCTGAGCTTATATCTCAGCGGTCGTGGGTTCAAGTCCTACCTTGCCAACCAATGAAAGAAATAATTATGAAAAGTATAACTAATCTAATGATAATTAAATGGAATATGACAAACCAATGCTGGATGGGATACGAAGTAAAGCGAGATAATTCTTTTACATTTCATCACATTAAAAAGAGATGCCATAATGGAAAATTAGAAATCAATAATGGTGCTATCTTAACTAGAAATGCTCATGAATTCTTACATATTATCGAATCAAGAGATTTAGATATGTACGAATACATAAATGCAATTCTAAAAGAGATAAACATACAAGGCTATATGCCTATCGAAAGACAGTTAAAAGCAATTGATAGTATACTTAATCAATTTGCTAGAGAACATTGTTCTGACAGGGCTAGAAATGGCAATTTATTGATAAAGGAAAGATACTTAAGAAAGAAGTGATAATGTGGCTAATATTGATAATTTAAAACCTAGAACTGATTTAAGCAGTGAAGAAGCAAAGAAAATGGGTTCTAAAGGTGGCATAGCAAGTGTTAAGGCTAGAAAAGAGAAAAAATTATTTAAAGAAGAAATTGAAAGACAACTTGGTAGCAGTTTAGAAGCAATAGTTCAAGCGGCAATAGACAAGGCTAAGGATGGCGATATAAGAGCAGCAGAATTTCTTAGAGATACGAGTGGTCAAGGAATAGTCAATAAAATAGAATTAACTGAAATACCAATAATAAAAGACGATTTGTAATTATTAGTTAGGAGATGAGTAGATGGAAATATGGAAAAGCATTGAAGGTTATGAAAATTACGAAATATCTAATTTAGGAAACGTTAAAAGCCTATATAATAATATTATTAGAAAACCAAGAATAGGAAAAAATGGGTATTATTATATAACTTTATGGAAAAATGGCAAGTGTAAAAGCAAAAAAAATCATAGATTAGTAGCAGAAGCTTTTATACCAAATCCTGACAATCTGCCTCAAGTAAATCATAAAGATGGAAATAAATTAAATAATTGTGTCGATAATTTGGAATGGTGTACAGCATCTTATAATGTTCGACATGCAATAAAAAATGGATTATTCAATACGAATAATCTTTTTAAATGTGGAAAAGAAAATCCTATGCACAATATAAAAATTGAAGATAATCCACATGCAAAATGTGTTTTACAATATGATTTACGTGGTAATTTTATTAAAAAATGGAATTCTGTGAAAATGCCAGCTACAGAATTAAAAATAAACCATATAGATGCCTGTTGTAGAGGTGAAAGAAAAACTGCTGGTGGTTATATATGGAAATACAATTAAGTAAAATAATTGCACCAAGTTTTTATATGTTGCATAAGGATTTAAAATCAGATTTGAATACTCATTATTGGTTAAAAGGTGGAAGAATGTCTACTAAATCATCATTTATTAGTATTGAAATAATACTTGGTATGATGAAAGATAAAATTGCTAATGCAGTAGTATTGCGTAAAGTAGGAGATACATTAGCAGATTCGGTTTATTCGCAATTAATCTGGGCTATAGAAAAATTGGGAGTTAATTATTATTGGGAAATGAAAGTTAGTCCTTTAAAATTAATTTATAAGCCGACTGGACAAGAAATATTGTTTAGAAGTGCCAACAATAAAGAAGATTATAAAAAAATTAAATCAATAAAGATAAAAAAAGGATATTGTAAATATGTTTGGTATGAAGAAGTAGATGAATTTTTTGGAATGGAAGAAATAAGAAGCATCAATCAATCATTGATGAGAGGTGGAGATATATATAAAGTATTTTATTCATTTAATCCACCTAAAAGTGTTAATAATTGGGTTAATGCGGAGATAATAATTCCAAAACCTAAAACAGTTGTTCATCATAGTACATATTTGGATGTTCCTAAAGAATGGTTGGGAGAGCCGGCAATACTTGAAGCAGAACACTTAAAAAAAGTAAATGAATTAGCATATAAAAATGAATATTTAGGCGAAGCAACAGGAACAGGTGGAGCTGTATTTACAAATATAACATTAAGAGAAATCACAAATGAAGAAATTGATAAATATGATAATATTCTTGATGGTAATGATTTTGGATATGCGGTTGATCCGAATTGCTATTTGCAATTACAGTATGATAAGACGAGAAGACGTATTTTTATTTTTAACGAAATATATAAGGTTGGAATGAGCAATATTGAATTGGCTGAACAAATAAAAAAAACAAAGATAGGGCATAGTTTTATAACCTGTGATTCTGCTGAACCAAAGAGTATTGATCAATTAAGAAGTTTGGGTTTAAGAGTAAAAGGTGCGAAAAAAGGTCCTGATAGTATTGAATATGGAATAAAATTTTTGCAGAATTTAGAAAGTATTGTAATAGATCCTAAAAGATGTCCTAATGCATCAAAAGAATTTAGTATGTATGAATATGAAAAAGATAAATTAGGCAACTTTAAAAGTAAGTATCCTGACGAAAATAACCATAGCATAGATAGTGCAAGATATGCCATAGAGGATTATACAATATCTAATACATGGCAAATTTCAAATAGAAAGTTAATGTAATAAAGGAGTTGATAAAATGTTACAAATAGCAAATTTAACTGAATTAGAAGCTAAGGATATACCTAAATTATTAGAAAGAGTAGAGCCAATATTAAAGAAAAGAAGACAATTACATGAAAAGTATACAAGAAAAGCTGATGGCTCAACAGTAATGTTTTCAAACAATAACAACACAACGATTATTCCATTTGAAAAATTTATTACTGATTTAGCAACAGGATATTTAAGTGGTAAACCAACTTATAGTGTTTCTGATACCAGTGATGAAAATAAGAAAAAACTACTACAAAATTTATTAGATAAGAAAATTAAAGATGATAATTATAAAAATAGCATGGAAATTATAATTGATTATGTATCTAGTTATAATGACGATTCAACTGAAAATTATGATTTGATTCACGATATATTAGAATTAACAAGTTGCTATGAAATTATATATGAAAATCAAAACAACGAAATAGTTTATTCTAAATATGATCCGCTTCAAACAGTTGCATGTTGGGATTATTCTATACCTGCTAATTTAACTGGTTTAATTAGGGTATGGGAAGAAGAAGATATTAACAGAAACCACAAAACAATGGTTGAATTAACTGATAAAAATGGTTCTAGAATATATTCTAAAAATAAAAAAGAAGTAATAGAAGAAGAACGTAATAATCATAATTGGGGCGATGTTCCAGCAATAGCAGTCGAAACTGACTTTTCAATATTTGAGACTTGTGAAGATATTATTCAATCTTATGAACAATTAATTCAAAATGTAAGAAATACTTATCAATATAATGATAGCGATTGTAAAATGAAATTGACTGGATATACACCAGAAAATCCTATGATTTTACCAGATGAAGAAGGAAATCCACAAATTAATCCAGCGAGAATAAAAGAAGATGAAATGTGGATTAAATCTCTTACTATTTATGTAGGCGAAGGTGGAGATGTTAGTTGGTTGATTAAACAATTAGATGCTACTGGAGTTCAAACAATATTAAAAGTATATATTGATTTAATGTTTCAAATTGCTGGTATTCCTAACACGAGCGATTTAGCATTTAATAGTGCTGATTTAAATGCTAGTGCAATAGATCGTAAGTTTTATGTTATGAACATGGCTACTGCTAACATAGTGTCTCAATTAAAGAAAGCATATTTGAGACGTTGGGAATTAATATTTGGTCGAATTAACTTAAAGAAAAGCACTGAATTTGATTTTAGAGATATAATGATTGACTTACCTAAAAATTTACCTGCAAATGATGATGAAAAAATAGATAGTATGCTAAAACTTCAAAATATCTTATCATTACAAACAATAATCGAAAAATTAGGTTACAACTATATTGATGAAAAAAATAAAAAAGATGCTGAATCAGAAGATAATATACTAGCTAATATTGAACATATGAAAATGTTTGGAAATGCTGAAGTACCAACTGAAGAAATTGGACAGGAAGAAAACGAAGAAAAAGAAGAAGAGTAGGTGTTTGTAAATGAAAAATGAACAAATACTAAATGAAACATGGAAAAATACTGATAAATATCTTAAACAGTGGTTGAAAGATTATAAAAAAATTAATCGAAAGACAAGAGATAAATTACAAGATATATTTAATAGTATCAATATAGAATATAAAGACATTAATAAACACATAAATAAGCAAGAAAAAGGCCGTTTGGATAGATTTATCAAAGACCTAAAAGAAAAAGGTTTGTTGAGTGATTATTATGGCTACAAAGCACGTTTAATATTAAACAAGTCTAATGTGACATATAAAGAAATGCTAGAAATAATGATATTAGGTTGTTATATTGAAGAGAATAAAACTCTAGATGAATATAACAATCTTTTATTTTACAATGTTGCTAATGATGGATATCAAAGAGGATTAAAAGATTTAGAGTTAAATCCCATATCGCTAGAACGTGAAATAGTTTACTCATTATTGAATATTCCATTACTTAATGCAACTGCCGAAGAATATTTATATTCATTAGCTTTAACAAATGCTGAGGAAACTTTTAAAAAGACTTTAATAGATATTCAAATAGGTAAAAAACTCAATGTTGATAATCTATCGTATAAAGAATTATTTCTAAAACAACAAAATAAGCTTCTTAAAATAGATACAATGAGTGGTGGAATCGGTAATATAACTGATGCTTTGAATAATCATGGGTATTTACAAGCTGGAATAGATAATAATGTTAAGCAATGTAGATTTATCGCTGAAATAGATAAAAGAACAACTAAAATGTGTTCTACGTTAGATAATCTCATATTTAAATTAGATGATATTAATGTTTATCAACGATATAGTGAAGTAGATAAAAAAATAATTACTTATCGTACAAAAGGTTTAGTTTTAGGTGAAAATCTTCCACCAATAAATAATCATTTCCACTGGTGTAGAAGTACAATAACATATAATATTTATTCTGACAATTCATTAATTGTTATGTATAATAATTTGAGATTAAAAAAAGAATTAAATATTCCTAATACATTTGAAGAATTTAAGGAAAAAGTGTATAATATTCATAATTATTATGAAGAGATGAAGGAAAAAGAACTGATATATAATGATTATAAATCTCAAATTGAAATAGGACCTGGAACAAAGAAAATTGATTTTGATGATTATCATAAAGCATATAAAGATAGTAAAAAACTAGAGGATTTTGTTTTTGTAAATAGTCAAGGAATAAAAGAAAAATTAAAAGGTGCTAGTATTCATGGTATTTATAGAATGGCTGAACGTAAGATTGATTTAAATACAATAAAGAATATATTAAATAATTATGAAATGTCATGGTATAGCGAGAAACATAACAGCTATGATTATACTATTGATGAACGTGTAATTGTTACAGTTGGTGTTACATCGAAAAAAATCTCTTCTGTAATGAAAAGGAGAAAATACAATGGATCTAAGGAAAATATTAATTGAAGAAGATATACAATTTTTAATTGATAATGATATTAATTTAGAGATAGAAACACAAAAGGAATATGATGAATTATTATATAAGCTTTTTCGTTTAGATTGGAATACATTAGAACAAAAAGAAAGAGTATACGATTATATCTTTGATTATGAAGAAAATAAATTTAAATAACACCTATTAGGTGTTTTTTTAATACCTAAAGAAAGGATATTTTATGAAAGAAAAAGAGCTATACAAAATAATAATGCAACAATTTCGTTGTGGATATTGTAATAGATTATTATTTAAAGGTAAATTACGTGGCAATTACAAATTAGAAATAAAATGTCCTAGATGTAAAAAGATTACAGAATTTAATAGAAAAATAAAAGATAACGCTTAGAAATAGGCGTTTTTTTATGTCCTAAAAGTATAAGTAGGTGCAAATCCTACAAGGACACCTGGTTTAATCCACCGCAACGGATTATTTGGTTATATCAAACCGTGATTGATAGGAGGAGTTATGGAAAATAACAAAGATATGGTAACTACTACCGAAACAGTAGAAAATTCAACTCAAGTAGATGTTGGAACTGAAAATAAAAAAGCAGAAAAAACATATACGAGAGCAGAATTAAACAAAATTATATCTGCTGAAAAAGAAAAAATTAAGGCTGAAATAATTCAAGAGGCAGAGGCTAAAAAAACTGAAGCTGAAAAATTAGCCAAGATGGATGCAGACGAAAAACACAAGTATGAACTTGAAAAGGCTGAAAAAGAAAAAAATGATGCTTTATCAAAATTAAATGCTTATGAATTAAAAGAACAAGCAATGAAAATTGCTACAGAAAAGGAATTGGACATTTCCTTGCTTGAATTAATTGATTATGGAAAAGAAAATGCTGAAACTGTTAAGACTAAATTAGAAACAATGAAATCTGTAATGGATAAAGCAATTGAAAAAGAAGTAAACAAGAGATTACAAGAAAAAGGTCCAAAACAAATACATGGAATGAATTTTAATTCAGACCAAGAATATTTAAATAAAAAATATGGAAATAACCCTTACTTTAATAAGGGAAAATAGGAGGAGAAAATTATATGGCAGTATTATACGGCAATCAACACGTTGATGAAAGATATGCATCAACAATCGAACCAAATCTGTATTCAGATACAGTATTAATCCCAGGAGTTACTTATACAGATAAGTATGAAGTAGGCCCTGCAGGAGGAATTTATGTTCACAAATTAGGAAAGGGAAATAAAGTTACAGTAGGAACACCAGGACGTGATTTTACTGATGAAGCTATTGGTGATGAACTAATACCTATCATTTTCAATAATAATTTCCAAAAATCAAGAAAAATTTATGGAGTACAAGCAAATGCAGTTAGTTTCGCTATGGGTGAAGAATATCTTGCAGATAGTTTAAATCAAACTAAAGAAGCTCGTCAATATTCTGCAATTGCATGTTTAGTTAATGAGGGAACGGTTTCAGAAGACACAGAAGAAACTACTAAAGAAAATTTAGTTGATAAATTAACTTCATTACGTAAAGCAATTAAAGATGCAAAAGGTAAAGCAAATTATGCAATGGTATCAACTGATATTTATGCTATGGCTTTATCAGTATTAGGACTTCAATCTGTAAATGATCCAGCAGTAGTAAGTGGTGAAATGTTAAAACGTTTTGGTTTAGCTATTATCGAATGTAATGCATTTGATGAAGCAGAAGCACAATATTATGATCATGCTGGTGCTTTAAAGACAGTTGATTTAACAGACGTTGAAATGATTGTTGGTTATAATGAAGCATTCTCATTATTAGATAATATGGAAATGTATCGTTTAATTGATAGCGAAAACTTCAATGGTTCTAAAGCTCAAGTTGAATATAATTCTGGTATGACAGTTAATAGTCCAGAACAAGTAATTGTTAAAAAAGTAACTGCTTAGTAGAAAGGGGCATCATGAAATGAAAAACAGAATCTTGAATGAAATTATTAGAGATTTATCAGATAATTATCGTGATGATATACAGGTTATAGATAGTCTGTTAGAAGACGTTATAAATGATGCTCTATTTATGTCTAACAGACAACATAAAAAAGATATTGATACTCAATTGACATTGTTAAAAAGTAATATAAAAAAAGCAGTTAAAACAATATATTTGCAACGTGGAACTGAAGACGTAACTTCAAATAGCCAAAGTGGTATTAGTAATACATATAGCGATGCAATGGAACAAATGCAAAAAGATATTATTAGACAACAAAAGAGGATACTGCTATGACACAATTAAGATATTTAATTGATGCAGATCTTTATAAAGTTGAGAAAAATAAAAATGCAAATGGTTCATTCATGAATACTTATGTATTTAAGGAAAAATATAAAGTTCAACCACAAGAAATAATTGATGAGATAAGTGCAAATATGTATGGTGCAAATATAAATAAAATGCTTAGAATAAGGTCTTCTTTAAAACGATTAGAGCAATTATTACAAAGCAAAGTTAACAATACTCAAGACAATATATCTACGTATATAATTACAATAAAAAATGTCAGGTATAAAATAACTTCTGTAATGAATAATTGGATAGATTTAGAAAGATTATGAAAAAGATTGGCGAATTAGATAGAACAATATTTTTATGGTCGTCTAAATTAGAAAAAAGAATAGCAGATAAACAAAGAGAAGCGGCGGCCAAAATTTGTGATGATGTGAGGACTTTAGCCCCTGGTAGTGGAAGATATTCTTCGAGTATAAAACTCGGAGAAACCAAGATTGAAAATGGTGTAATTACTACGTCTATCTATACTGATTTAATGAGTGAAGGACATGCAATAGGTAGAATGATAGAACATGGAACAGGTATTTATGCCTTAGAACCACATATAGGAAAAACACCTACTTTTATTGCAAGTGGTTATCGTTATTGGTTCGTTCCATCTACATCTGTAGATCATGCAATTGGTCGAAAGATAATTATTGATGGTAAAGAATTTTATATTGCTTATGCACAAAAACCAAAACCTCACTTTGTTCCTGCTTTAAATTCTAATAAAGATTATTATAAGAAAAAATTAAGGGAGGCTTTTAAAAAATGAGAGAATTTATTCAACAAAAACTAGAAGAAATAGATAATATTGATATAGGTCCTTTTCAACCTGACAATATATTTGAAAATAATAAAACTTATTTTGAATATCAAATTCAAGAGGACTATCAAAATAGTGATATGGATAAAAACTATACAATGAGAGTATCAATAATTGGATATGTTGTAAGAAAAAATGATTTTGCTGAAGACACTTTATCAATAATTGATGAGTTCACAAGAAAAATCATATCAAAATTAAAGGAAATAAATATTAGGGCTAGTTATAAGGATGTCTCTATAGATAATGGTGTACAAAAAATTCAAGTAACTGGTTTCGGTATTTATAACCAAATAAATAACAAAATTATAAGTTAAAATGGAGGATAACATGGAAGAAACTTTAAACTATTCTACATATAACGGTACTAAGTTAGAGTATGCGTCAACTTTAGATGGTGAGAGAACTCAAATTAAGGGTTTGATAACTGTTCCTGATATTGGTGGAGAACCTAATCAAATTGATACTACTACTTTAGATAATACTAAGTATGAAACATCAAAATATGGTTTAATGCCAGCTGTTAATTTAGCATATGAGTATAACCTTGAGGATCCAAGTGCTACAAGTAATATTAAATTAGCAAGTGATCTTGAAGATTCTGGCGAAGTTTACTATTGGTGGCTAACTTTTGCTAATGGAATAGAAATATCATATCGTAGTGCTGTTAGAACAGATATAAAGGGCGGTTCTAGTGGTGATTTGCTTAAATTTGGAATGTATCACAGTCCTGTAAGCGAAATTGAGAGAACAATTCCTACGGCTGAATAAAATAATAGAGATATAAGAGGTATAAAGATAAACTAGATTTACTTACCTTAATCAAATGATTAAAGAGGTGTTTAGTATTCTTTATACCTCTTTTTTTGTATATAGAAAGAAGGAGATTAATTATGAATTATCATGTTATAGAATTAGATGGAGAAGAAATTAAATTAAGATTAAGAAGTGCAGATTCAGTAGAAATCGAAAAAAAGACAGGAGTAAAATTATTAGATTATATTCAAGATTACAGTTTAACCACTGTTACCACATTATTAAAATATATGAGAAAGAGTGTAGTTCCTAATTTTAGCGATAAAGATGCTTACGAATTATATGATAGATTGGTAGATAATGGTTACACATTAGAAGATATAGTTTTTAAAGTTATTTATGAAACTGCTGTGGTATCAGGTTTTTTGAAGAAAAGCGACTTGGAAGAGATGTTACAGTTCAAGGAAGAGAGCCAAGCAACGCTAAAAGAGAAGAAAAAACAAGAAGTGCTACAGAGTTAGTTAGTATTTTATATGATGAACTTTTAAAGTTTGATTTAACTTATAGTCAAATGTATGAAATGACAGTGAAAGAGTTAATGAATACTTTAGAACAGAGGAAAAAAGGACTTGCTTATCGTATGTGGAAAGAAGCAAATTTAATTGGTGTAGCATTCGGTGGAAAAAGTTATCCAAAAACACCAGAAGATGCTTCTCCAGAATTATATCCTCAAAAGATAGGTGTTAAAATGCCTGATTTCTTAAAAGAAAAATGGTTGAAAAGAGGTGGTAGATAATGGAAGAAAAAGAAACGTTTGGTGTAGAACTGAAAGCCATAACAGAAAAATTTAGTCAGAAAATGGAACAAATGAAAAATAAAATTGTCGATTTTGGTAAAATTGCTAAACAAAATTTAGAAACTGGTATGTATATGGACACCAAAGGTGCACAAAAAGAATTACAGGACTTAGAAAATGAGTATAATAAATTAATTCAAGATAGTAATAATGGGTGGTCTGTATCTCAACAACAAATTAGTTCAGTGTCTACAAGAATAAGTGATTTGAAAAAGGATATTAACACAATTAATACCAGCAAAATCGCTAAGGCAGGTAAGTTATTTAGTGATTTAAAAAATAGAATAAGTACCGCAAGTATTGAAACGAAAAAGTTTGGAAAAAATATTCAAAGTAGTTTTGATAAAGGCATAAAAAGTATAAAACGTTTTGCTTTATCTTTATTTGGTATTCAATCTATATGGCGTGCAGTATCAAGAGCAAGTTCAGCATATTTATCTCAAGATATAGAATTGTCTAATAAGCTACAAGCGGTATGGGTAGGATTAGGTTCAATGTTATCCCCTATTTTAGAGAAATTAGCTAATTTCTTTTTAAAATTAGTAGGATATTTAAATATATTTATAAAAGCGGTATTTGGTGTAGATTTGTTGGGCAAAGCAATGGAAAAAGCTAATAAAAATACAATGGATACTAATAAGTCGGTTAAGGCATTAAAAGGACAATTAGGTGGTTTTGATGAAATAAATAATATTGCAGATAATAGTGCAGGTGCTAATGCTGATAATTCAAACATAGGTTGGACTGACGCTTTTAAAAATGTTCAATTAGATACTAGTTGGACTGAGACTATAACTAATTTTGGAATATGGTTAAAAGATAATTGGGAGTTACTTGCGATAGGTTTAGGTGGTATTGCGATAGCGTTAACTTCATTAGGTTTAGCTGGTTCCTTATCTGCAATTGGTTTGGGTGCAATAGTTGTTCCTTTGATTGCAATAGGATTAGCTATTGCTGGCATTGTAGCTGTGGTTTTAGGCATTAAAGAACTTTTTTCTGAAACTGGTAATCAAACTAAAGCTTGGACATTAATTTTAGGAGGACTATTAGCTATTGTTTTAGCTGTTGGATTAGCATTTGGTGCAATACCTATGGCAATTGCAGCATTAGTGGCAGCTGTAACAGCAGGTGTATTATGGATAATTAAAAATTGGGATGACGTTAAATCTGCACTTTCTAAAGGTATTAGTGCAATAGGTAATTGGTTTAAAGGACTATGGGAAGGTATAAAAAATATTTTTGGTACTATTGGAAAGTGGTTTAGCGATAGATTTACTGATGCTTGGAATGGTATAAAAAAGGCTTTTAGTTCGGTCGGAACATTCTTTAAAAATATTTGGAATACAATTAAATCTATATTTACAACAATAGGTACCACAATTGGAAATGCAATAGGTGGTGCATTTAAAACAGTTGTTAATAAAATAATTGGTTTTGCAGAAAATACAATCAATGGTTTTATTAAAGCGATAAATGCAGCAATTGGTCTTATTAATAAAATCCCTGGTGTTGAAATTAAAAAATTAAGTTTATTAAATATACCAAAACTTGATACCGGTACTAATTATGTGCCAAATGATCAATTAGCATATATTCATAAAGGCGAAGCAGTTGTACCTAAAAAATTTAATAGTTATGAATACTTTAATCGTGGCAATGATGAAACTAATAGTTTATTGAACACATTAATTGAAAAATTAGAAGAAAAAGACTTTAGTGTTTCACTTGATGGAAAAGTTATAGGACGTTCAACAGTTAACTATATAAATAATCAAAATCGAATTATGGGAAGGAGTGTCGTTTAATGTTAATATGGTATACAAAATCTAATTCAATAGGGGAATATGTACAACAATTAACTCCCTCTTCGTATAAAATTGATTGGGAAGATTTAGATGCTAATAGTTATCGTTCAAAATCAACTGGTAATTTAATTGATACAGTTATTTCAAGGAAGTGGAGTAAAATTGCATTTAGTTATAAGTGTTTATCTGAAGAACAAGTTAATCAACTAATGAATATTATTAATGAAAATCCAATATATGTAAAAGCAAAAAATCCATTATTTAGTGGTGGATATATAGAGGCACAATTTAGGTGCAGTAAAGCATCAAGTGAAATGTTAGAGACAGGTGATTATAGCTTGTCTTTTAATTTGGTCCAAAAAAAGAAAGTTAGTGGTCAATAATGATAGAAATATATTTTGATGGTGTATTAATTGATAGTGATTATTATGCTGGTATAACTAATGATTTTAGATTGTTTGATGAAGAATTTTATTTAGGTTCAACTGCATCCAATACTTTTAAAATTGAAGTACCAATGAGTGCAGTCCAAACGATTCCGCACGAAGTGGTAATAAGGCTTGATAATAAGGATTATGCCAATTTGATTGTTGATAGTTACGAGATATTAGATAATAATATCCTATCATTATCTTTAACAGATAAAATGACACTTTTTAATTTTTCTTATGATGCTAGTCCTATCGTTCCGTGTTCTGTAAAGGACATATTACAAAATATATGTTTAATTCAAGGCGTAGAACTTGGAACTACTGAATTTATAAACAGTGATGTTCAAGTGGATTTTTATAATAATACAATAACCGCAAGAGAATATATTGGCTACATTGCCGAATTAAATGGTGGTTACGCAGTTATTGGACAAGATGGCAAATTATATTTAAGACAATTTGATTCAGTACCAGTTGAAATAAATGTTGATGATTGTGAAGACTTTAAGATTGGTGAAAAACACATAATCGAAAGAGTGGTATTTGATAATGGTCTTTTGAAATATGAAACTTCCGCTGATGAAAATTTGGAAACGTTATATTTAAATACTGAAAATGTATACATAACTTCTGAAGATATTTTTAATAATATTGTTAATCAAATAATTGGTTTTGAATTTTATAGTTTTGAAACTGGTAACTGTATAATTAATTCTAATATATTAGCAGGCGATTTAATTAGTTTTGTAAACGGTGAGGAAAACTATATATCAATTGCGCAATATAATCTTGATTTTAATGGTGCATGGATTGGCGGATATTCTTTAAATGTTAATTCTAAACATCAGCAAGAAACTAAACAAAAAGGCAATAACGATAAAATAAAACATATAAATGTTGAATTAAATCGTATTGATAATGAAGTTAAAATTGCAGTTGAAACACAAAATGCTCAAAAAGAAACTTTATCAGAGATAACAATTGAAACCGATACTATTTCACAAAGGGTTAGCGATACCGAAACTACAATAAATGATTTGAATCAAACTATTACAACTATTGAGAGTACTTTTTTAGAACAAACTAGCGAGAATTTCACTATGTGGTTTGAACAAACTGGTGTTCAAGGTACAATTGATGATTTAAAGGATTTAGTTAATAATCAAAATACAACATTAGATCAATTAAGAGCATATATTCGTTATGGTGTTATTACAGATGTTGAAGATGAATTTTATGGAAGTCCTTATGCAGAATTTGGTAAAGAGGACGCTCAAACAAAATTGAGAATTTTAGATAATAGAATTCAATTCTTAACAGGTGAAACTGAAACTGCTTATATCTCAAATAATGCTTTATATATCAATGAAAGTACAATTTTGACAAAACAAGTAATAGGTAAAAGTGGAATAGGTAAATGGATAACAGAAATTGATGAACAAGGTAATTTAAACACATATTGGGGAGGTGTTGAATAGTGGCTACGTTATTAAAAGAGAGATCAACTTATTGGGTTAGAACTAATAGTTCAAGTCGTCGTAGTGATTTTGACTATCGTGCCTATTGGAAAATTTATTATGAACAAAGTGAAGCTAACAAAAAACTATTAAGAACTAAAATAATAGTTGATTATTATTTGCAAACTTATTGGGATGGAAGTTCTTTATCAATTTATGATACAACAAATTCAAATGTTTATATTAATGGTTCAAGTATAGGCACAATAAGTATAAATACAAGTAGTTATGATGACGGTAGCAGACTTATAAAAAAAGGTTCTAAATCAACTTATGTTTATCATAATAAAGATGGTACAGGCTCATTTACTTTTAGAGGAACTGGTTTTGATTTAGAAACATCAACTACTACATATACGTTGCCTAAAATTAATGTTGGTACTGAAATTACAAATAATAGTTCTGATAGTAATTATATCAATTTAGATAGTGATGTAACATTTACTTTAAATGATTTAACAGGTCAAGTTGAAGCCAATAAGCTTTACTATAAAATAAAAAATGATGAAACTGAATATGTAATAAGTGAATCTACTACTGAAACAACTATCAAGTATTCCTTTCCAGTTGATATAATCACAAACTTTCCAAACAATGAAAATATAAGCTTAACAGTTTATTGTAAAAACTTAGTTAGTAATGTTGAAACAACAACAACAGTCTATTTAAAATTACCTGATAGTTATGTGCCTAGTGCAAGTTTAGCTATTGCTGATGTTATGGAAAATAAGCCAAGTGCTTTAAGTGGTTTGTGGATTAAAAATCAATCAAAATTAAAAGGTACAATTACTGCAACTGGTGTAAAAGGTTCATCAATTAAAAGTTATTTATCATCAATAAGTGATTTTAGTCAACAATATAATACAAACCCATTTACAACACAACTATTAACTATTGCAGGTAGTAGAATAGTTAGTGCGCTAGTAACCGATAGTCGTGGTAGACAAAAAACAGTAACACAAACAATAAATGTAATTGATTATAGTAAACCAACTTTTATTAGTTTAAATGTTAAGCGTTGTTTACAAGATGGAACTTTAAGTGAAAATGGAACGTATGTAAAAGTGATTTGT